TTCATTTACTGAAACCGCAGCTGCAGCTGGACCAGCTAATTTAACTAGTTTTAATGGTATTGCCAAAGCAAATATTACTTCTATAAATGGAATTACTATGGCTAATATTACAACTTTAAATGGAATAAGCTAATATTAAAATAATTAGGTGCTTTAAGATTTTTGTTATATGTATATATAAATTACTAAATTAATAAGTTATGGCTATTAAAGAACAAAACACAGAAAAACTTACAACTGAAGAAGTTACTAAATTAAATGAACTTAGAATTGTTTCTAGTGAATTAACGTTTGAAAGGGGACAAATAGGAATTGCTGAAGATAATCTAAAACGACAATTAAATTCCCTAGCAGAAAAATTTAATGATCTATATACTGATGAAAAAGAGGTATCAAAAGGATTATTTGACAAATATGGAAAAGGAGAAATAAACTTAGAAAAAGGTATATTTATCAAATCTACTGAAGAATAATTTTCTTTAAAATATTTTTTATATTTATTGCCAGCAAACCCCTTGCTGGCAATTTTTTTTGATATTTATTATAAATAAACAACACAAGACATGGCTGAAACATTAGTATCACCCGGCGTTTTACAAAGAGAAAACGACCGTTCATTTGTAGCTCCCGCCCCCGTAGAAGTTGGAGCGGCTTTAATAGGACCTACAGTTAAAGGACCAGTAGAAATACCTACGGTAGTTACTTCATTTGGAGATTATAGAGAAAAATTTGGAACATCTTTCCTTTCTGGAAGTAATGAATTTGAATTTTTAACTTCTATTAGTGCTCAAAAATATTTTGCAGAAGGGGGTACTTCCTTATTAATTACTAGGGTTACACCAGGAGCATTTACAAAAGCTACATCTACAAGAATATTAGCAAATAGTGGAAGTATCACAGGAACTATTCCAACTTCCTCTATAAGTGCATTTACTATAGCAACAACAGGATCACAGCATGGTATTAGAATTATAAATAATACCCTTAATACAGTAGACACTATAATAGTATCCTCATCTGCAGCTACAGACATAGAAAATCTTGGATTATTTGCATACACTGGAGCTAATTTATCTGCTTTAAGAGATAAAATTAATAATGACTCTGGACTAAATACTAGATTTAGTTCTTCAATTAATGCTACCTCTGATGTATTAGCTATCTCAGGAACAGCTCCATCAACAACAATTAATGGATTTGCTATAGAAACAGGCTCTCTTACTCAATTAACATTAGCAGCTAGTGGAACACTGAAAAATTTAGGTACCATAGGAGGAGGAATTGCAAACTCTACAGGTGTTAATACAGACGATAATATATCATTTACTTTAAAAACTATAGGCCAAGGTATTAAATTCAATAATACAGTTGACACAAATCCTGATAACATAGAATTATTTAGTGATGGAGCTTTAAAGACAGGCTCCGAGGACAATGTTAGATGGCAAATTTCAAATGTTAACAATAGTCAAGGTACATTTACTCTTGGTATTAGAAGAGGTGATGACACAACTAGAAACAAACTTTTATTAGAAACGTTTACTAATGTGTCACTTGATCCTAAATCAGATAGTTACATAGAAAGAGTAATAGGTAATCAATTCTTAAGTGTAGATACTAGTACAGATCCAACACAACCACTTATAAAATTAAATGGTGACTATCCAAATAGATCTAGATATGTATATGTTCATAGTGTAAATAAACAAACTCCAGACTACTTTAATAAAGATGGTTCTGTGAATATTGATACAAGTGCTAAATCATACTCAGCATCATTACCTTTACCCACTTCAGGAGCATTCGCTGGAGCCACAGGTGATATAATAACTTCTGAAGCTGGAAAATATTTTGAAAATATCGGTCCCGATTCAACTGCAAATATTCAAGGACTATCAGAAACGGATTATGATACAGCAATTAAGCTTTTAAAAAATACAGATGATTTTAGATTTAACCTAATCACGGCACCTGGTGTAAATTATAAAGATCACTCTAGCACATTTAATAAATTTGTAGAATTAGTTGAAGACAGAGGAGACTCATTCTTCATTGGTGATTTAGTAGGTTATGGTGAAGTTTTAAATACTGTCACTTTACAAACCGAGAATTTAAACACTAGTTTTGCGGGTAGTTACTGGCCATGGGTTAAAGTAAGAAGCTCAGAATTAAGCAGAGATGTATTCACACCAGCATCTACAGTAATGCCGGGTGTATATGCATTCAATGACAGGGTAGCAGCTCCATGGTTTGCACCTGCTGGTTTAAATAGAGGTGGATTAAATGTATCTAGAGCAGAAGTAAAGTTAACTTCAGCAATGCGTGATTCTTTATATGATGCTAGAGTAAATCCAATAGCAACTTTCCCAAGAAATGGTGTCGTAGCATTTGGACAAAAAACATTACAAAAACAAGCAAGTGCACTTGACCGTATTAATGTAAGAAGATTATTAATTAATCTAAAGAATTTTATAGGTGATACTTCTAAAAACTTAGTATTTGAACAAAATACTTCTAATACAAGAAATAGATTCTTAAATGTAGTTAATCCTTTCTTAGAATCAGTACAACAAAGACAAGGTCTATTTGCATTTAGAGTTGTAATGGATGAATCTAATAATACACCAGATGTTATAGATCGTAATCAATTAGTTGGTCAAGTATTATTACAACCAACAAAAACAGCAGAATTTATAATTCTAGATTTCACTATACTACCAACTGGCGCAACTTTTGGAGAGTAATATATGTATAACAAACGAATAAATAAACAACACACATAATGGCAATATTAAGTTCACAAGAAATGTTCTATCAAGCTTACGAACCTAAGCTACAGAATAGATTTTTATTTCAAATAGACGGTATTCCTGCATATTTAGTAAAAGCCGCAGAGAGACCAAAATACGTTAACGAAGTTGTTGTGTTAGATCACATCAATAAGAAAAGAAAAGTTAAAGGTAAATCTGATTGGCAAGATATATCTGTTACTCTTTATGATCCTGTAACCCCTTCTGGTGGACAAGCCGTTATGGAATGGATTCGTTTATCACATGAGTCAGTAACTGGTAGAGATGGTTATTCTGATTTTTATAAAAAAGAAGTAAGATTCCATACTTTAGGTCCTGTAGGTGATGTAGTAGAAGAATGGGTATTAAAAGGTGCATTTGTTGCCAATGCTTCTTTTGGAACCGGTGATTGGACAAATTCAAATCCTATGGAAATCACATTAACTATCGTAATGGATTACGCAGTATTAAATTACTAATACTACCCAAAATAAAGAAAAAAAGAGGATTGCTTATGCGATCCTCTTCTTTTTTACATATGTATATGCAAACATATAAAAGTTATGAAAGAAAACCAAACAACGTTCCCCACAGAAGAAGTATCTCTTCCTTCAAAAGGGTTAATTTACCCTGTAGATAATCCTTTATCTAAGGGAGTAGTAGAAATGAAATATATGACTGCTAAAGAAGAGGATATTTTAACAAATGAAGCTTACATTAAAAAAGGCACAGTAATAGATAGATTATTAAAATCATTAATCGTTACCCCTATTAATTATGGTGACTTAATTATTGGTGATAAAAATGCTCTTCTTATAGCTGCTAGAGTATTAGGATATGGTAAAGATTATAGTGTAAAATTTAATAATAATGATGGAGAAGAAGTAACTCACACTATTGATTTGACAGAATTAGAAGATAAAGAATTAGAAAAAGATCATCTTTTAAAGCCTAATCATAATGAATTTTCTTTCACATTACCCGTTTTAAAAAAAGAAATTACTTTTAAACTTCTTACCCATAATGATGAGAAAAAAGTAGAAAGTGAATTAAAAGGACTTAAAAAATCAAACTCCGAATATGGAGAATTGAGTACTAGATTAAAACATATTATCCAATCAGTAGATAAAGATTATGATAGTAAAACAATAAGAGATTTTGTAAATAACCAATTGCTCGCTAGAGATAGTAGAGCACTCCGTGAATATGTTCGTGAAGTACAGCCAGATGTCAATTTGACATTTGATTATGAAGACGAATACACAGGAGAAATAAAGAGGGGGGTCAATGTGCCATTAAACCTCACATTTCTTTGGCCTGACTTCACATTATAAAATGCAAGTGTACCAAGAAGTACACGA